AGGCACCAACAAACGTTGGTCCTATCAACACTCAGACAACAGGTTCTGGTGCTGTATATGGTTTCGACCCTATCCTCATCAGCTTGATCCGTCGTGCTATGCCTAAGCTAATTGCTTATGACATCGCAGGGGTTCAGCCTATGTCAGGTCCAACTGGACTTATTTTCGCAATGCGTTCTCGCTACACCAACCAAACTGGTGGAGAAGCATTCTTCAATGAGCCAGACGCTCAGTTCTCTGGTACTAAAGGTGGTACACCTCCAACAGCTACTACAGAGAAAAACCCAGGTCTTATCAACGACGCAACTGGTGGTGGTACAACTGCTACTAACTATGACCTTGCTTCTAGCAAGTTCTCAACAGGCGATCTTGAAGGACTAGGCGATGGTAACGCTGGTAATGCCTTCATGGAAATGGCATTCAGCATAGACCGTATTGCTGTAGAAGCAAAAGGTCGTGCCTTAAGAGCTGACTACTCAGTTGAACTTGCTCAAGACTTGAAAGCAATCCACGGATTAGATGCCGAGTCTGAACTAGCAAATATTCTTTCAACAGAGATCCTTGCTGAAATCAACCGTGAGGTTGTACGTACTGTTTACCGTGGTGCTAAGCCAGGTGCTCAGGCAAACGTTGCCAACGCTGGTGTATTCGACCTAGACGTTGACAGTAACGGCAGATGGTCAGTTGAAAAATTCAAGGGTCTGTTATTCCAGATCGAAAGAGATGCCAACGCAATCGCGCAGGAAACTCGTCGCGGGAAGGGCAACGTTATCATCACATCTGCTGATGTAGCTTCTGCTCTTGCTATGAGTGGCGTTCTTGACTACGACTCAGGTATCACTGGTGCAACTGGTGGACTTGGCGAAGTTGACGACACTGGCAACACATTCGTTGGAACACTCAACGGACGCTTCAAGGTCTACATTGACCCATACTCAGCTAACGTAAGTTCTGATCAGTACTACGTTGTTGGTTACAAAGGATCCAATGCATACGATGCTGGATTATTCTACTGTCCTTATGTACCTCTCCAGATGTACAGAGCGATTGGTCAGGATTCATTCCAACCACGTATCGGGTTTAAAACTCGTTACGGAATGGTTCTTAACCCATTTGCTAAGGGACTTGCTGCTCTATCTGATTCAGATCCACAAGCAGCTGGTAACCTCAACGCTAACGCTTACTACAGAAGAGTTAGAGTTGCAAACCTCATGTAATCCACGGGATATACATACTTTCAAAGAGACCCTACGGGGTCTCTTTTTTTGTGATAAATAATATTTTAGTGTATGCCACTAAAAAAGTGAAACAATTAATAGAAGACGCTACAGTATCCCTCAAGTTAAATGGGGTAGTTACAGAGATGTATCCCGATCTCGATAAGGACCAAGTTAAAGAAGTTTCCCATTTTGTCTATCATCGAATGAATATGATACCAGTATATGATCAGGCAAAAAAATTAATAGAAGAGTATGTTCAGGATGAACTAGGTACAATCACGTAGGCATTTCTTTTTGTTAAAACCCCACTGAAAATCTGTGCGAATTTCCATACATAGTAGTAGAATGAGTGAGGTAGAGAGATGAAACCAAATCCTCTTTATCATGAGGTAAATCTAACTGGAGGTACTTAATGCATAACATAGTCTCACAAAACCAACTAGCAGCTTGGAGTATGACCGATAGTAACCAAGGAGTAACTAGCCCATACATGAGCGACGTAGAGAAGATCGACGACTACTTCGACTGTTTAATAGAATGTGCGGACTTACCAGCATCATGTAAATCAATGTGTAAAAACGTATTTGACTAGAACTATGCACTAAAACCAATTAATAGGTAGGGGTCTAAATAATTAGACCCCTTTTTTATGTGCCTATGAAAGTATCTAAGATACCTGGTTGTGGTAGTTTTGGTGTCTTCATCGATGACGTTGATTTTAATACTATCACTGATGAAGAGTGGATGGAGATTGGCAAGATACATTTAAAAGAATTAGTAACTATTATACGTGGAGCAAAGATAAGGAAGGACGTATTTTATAATTACATGAAGAAGTGGGGGATGGATCGTCTTAACTGGGCAGCAGATCTCTTCATAAAATATCCATGGGCTAATAAGGATGTTCTCAGTATACTAAACAGCCCTGATGTTCCACAAGAAGATAAAGATACTATTGATGAGTTTAATAGAGTAAGAGTGGGGGATGCCCCTGGACAATTCGGTAACATGCTAAAGGTTACTGGGAAGATAGTTAATGGAAAACGTCTAGGTCACTTTGCTGATGGTGAATTACTATGGCATAGTAATGAGAGTGGAGATCTATGCTTTACTCCAGGTGTAGCACTCTTAGCTTTAAAAGGAACAACTAAAAGTTGTACTGGATTTATGACTACTACAGATTATTATCACAGTGTCAGTGATAGTTTTCGTAGTGAACTAGATGAGATGGTACTCATACACAACTTCACTCCTGGTAGGATTAATCCTGGATTGAATGCACCACAGGATAATCTCATGTATAAAAACATGTGTCCCTATCCAAATACAGAGATACCATTAGTCATTCAAAGTCCTGGTGGTATTAAAGGATTGCATTACAGTTTTAATACCGTAACTGGTATCAAGGGTATGAGTGAAGATGAATCTAGATTTACTTTAACTCAAATTAGAAAGGGTCTTAGTGAATATACATATGACCATTGGTATCAGGAAGATGGTGACCTTTGTTTGTTTGATAATACTATTGTTCAACATAGAAGGCTGGGACATACCAAAGAGAGATTGTGTTTGAGGTATGCATATGACTATACTGAACTTCAAGATGAACCATACATGCCATACTTACAACAACCATATATTGATAAGTACACTGAAAAAATATCTACGATAGTTGGTGCTCTAAAGCATGAGATCGTAAATTTCAAGTTACCAACCCCGACTAAATAATACGGAGACCTGCGCGAACTAATGGCTTACGATCAGACCCTATTCAGTCCCGCTAATAAAAACTTCTTGTCACCTGTAGGGTTTAAGTTTGTTATTGGTAGAACTCCTAATGTAGACTACTTCTGTCAATCTGCCTCAATACCTGAGGTTAGTATTGGTGTTAGAGATATTCAAACTCCTGTGAAAGACTATGTAGTTCCAGGAGATAAGATGACTTTTGGTGATCTTAATCTAAGGTTCTTAGTGAATGAAGATTTGGATAATTATTATGAGATCTACAAGTGGTTAAAGGGACTTACTAATCCCAAACATCAAGATGAATTTCATAAGTACATAACAACAGTTGATGAGAAAGGTAGGAAAGATAATTTTGAGAAAACAATGAGTGATGCTCGTTTACTTATTCTCAATAGTAATTACAATACAATATCTACAATTAATTTCTTTAACATATTCCCATCAAGTTTAACTACTCTTGAGTTTGATGCATCTGCTACAGATATTAATTACTTTACAGCAGACGTTAACTTCAAGTATACTCTATATGAGATAACAGATAAGGACAATAAGAAAGTATGAATCTAGACACTTTGAATGACATGTGGGAGAAAGACTCACAACTAAACGATGAAAAATTAGACCATGACAGTTTAGAGATCCCCAGATTACACGCTAAATATTTAAGACTTTACAATACATTCACTACCCTTCGGGATCAAGGTGAGTTGGATTGTAAACGTACCTACCGAGAGAGGTGGGAGTACTATACTGGTAAAGCGGAGAAACCTTTTCAACTTAAACTCATCAAGACAGATGTACCAATATATCTGGAAGCTGATGAAGAATATTCTAAATCCGTTCTTAAGCTGAAGTACTATAACCAAATGGTCGAGGCATTGAAAGCTATTCTACAGGCAATCAATAACCGTTCATTCTATATTAAAAATGCGATTGAGTTCGCTAAGTTCCTGAAAGGTTATGAAATCTAATGTTTTCATTCAGAAGAAGAACGAAGTCTATTTAACAATTGAATGCGAACCCCATGTAGGGTACGAACTTGCAGACGAGTTTACTTTTGAAGTGCCTCAAGCCAAATTCATGTCAGCGTACAAGAAGAGGTATTGGGATGGAAAAATCAAATTATTCTCCCCAGGTACAGGCGAGATTTATGTTGGCCTTCTCCCTTATATTACTTCGTTTTGCGAAGAGCGCGGGTATGAGGTCATCCTTAAAGACAACGAATTTTTCGGACTTCCATCAGAGGTGGATGAACTCATCACCCCACAAGGGATCGGAGAGTTTGTAAAATCATTGAGCCTGCCGTTTAAAGTTAGAGACTACCAGTACAAAGGTATATACGAAGCGTTAAGACACAGACGAAAATTACTCTTATCACCTACTGGTTCTGGTAAATCTTTAATGATCTATGCTCTCGCACGTTTCTGGGAGAAAAAGAATATAAGAACATTGATAGTAGTTCCTACTACATCTCTAGTCGAACAGATGTATAAAGACTTTGAGAAGTATGGATGGAATGCGAAGCACCATTGTCATAAGGTATATGCTGGTGCTGATCCTAGATCAGATAAGGATGTAATCATTACAACATGGCAGTCAGTATATAAATTACCTAAAGCATATTTTAATATCTTTGGTGCAATCATAGGAGACGAGGCTCATCTCTTCAAAGCCAAGTCCTTGACTAGTATTATGAATAAACTCTACGACTGTAAGTATCGCGTAGGGTTCACAGGTACTTTAGATGGTATGCAAACAAACCGTCTTGTTCTCGAAGGTGTCTTTGGTAGTGTAGATAAGATAACTCGAACAGAAAAATTAATTAAAGAAGGCCACCTTTCTGAATTTGAAATTAAAGTTTTAATTCTCAAGCATGATCCACAAAGCTTTGATACGTATCAACAGGAAATGGATTACCTTGTAGAGCATGAGAATAGAAGTAAGTTCATTCGCAACTTGGTCTGTGATCTTACTGGGAATACACTCGTCCTGTTCAACTACGTTGAACGGCATGGTATGCCTCTCTTTGAAATGATAAATAATAAGGTAGGAGAAGATCGATTGGTCTTCTTGGTCCATGGAGGGGTCGATACAGAGGACAGAGAAAAGGCAAGAGAAATTGCCGAGACTACCAATAATTCTATTATAGTTGCATCGTATGGGACTTTTAGTACTGGGATTAATATTAGGAACTTACACAATGTTGTCTTTGCGTCGCCTTCAAAGTCGAAGATCAGAAATCTCCAGTCAATAGGACGTGTACTTAGGAAGGGAGACCATAAAGAAAAAGCAGTTCTTTATGATATTGCAGATGATATATCAAAAGGATCTTCTAGGAATTATACATTGAACCATCTTGTAGAACGAGTGAAAATATACAATGAAGAAAACTTTAATTATGAATTCATTGATGTCCGAATTAAATAAGGAAATGGAAAAACCCGAATTTCTTGCAGCACTAAAATTAGTAAGTGGAGAAGAAATTCTTGCTGTTATTACTTCAGTCCACGATGAGAACGGCGATTATCTAATCGTAGAAAATCCCATTGAGGTTGAGGAGGTTGTATTACAGGGAAACAAACAGGGAGCAAAGGTCTCTCCTTGGATGAAATTTTCTAGAGAAGAAGAATTTATCATTCCAAAGGATAAAGTAATTACTGTTGTTGAAGTAGATACTGAAGTTCAAGTCTTCTATGCTATGTCATTAAGAAGATTGAACGGTGATACTATAACCGACGCGACAGGAAGGATCTCTACAGTAGAAGAGGCTAGGGCTAAATTAGATAATATATTTAATAAGTAGCTGTACCTTTTCTGAACTCGCACACTCGTATTCTACTCATGGAAAGCACCCTTGTCAAGCCCCCTATTGACTAAAGGGTGTTTTTTGTATATAATATACTTACAAAGAAACAACACAATGAGAAAAAAGAAAGTTGTATCGGAGCATTATGTAAATAATAAAGAGTTTTTAGAAGCACTTGTTATTTTTAAAGCACAATGTGCACGAGCAAAAGAAGCGGGTGAACCACGTCCTCGCATTAGTAATTACATTGGTGAATGCTTTTTAAAGATTGCTACACACTTATCATATAAACCAAACTTTGTCAATTACATGTTCCGTGAGGATATGATATGTGATGGCATTGAGAATTGTGTACAGTACATAGAAAATTTTAATCCAGAGAAGTCTAATAACCCCTTTGCTTACTTTACTCAGATTATATACTACGCATTTCTTAGGAGAATACAGAAGGAGAAGCGTCAGTTAGAGATTAAGAATAAGATTTTAACTAAGTCAGGATATGATCAGGTCTTCCATACAGATGACAGTACATCACATTCTGATTATAATACCATTAAAGAGAACGTAGAGATAAAGATTAAGTGACCTATCCTATTACAATCATCGATGACTTCTTTGAGGATCCCGATGCTATTGTAGAGATAGCAAATAATTTGAAGTACTATCCACCTGACATTGGTAACTGGCCAGGTGTGAGGACTAAAGGACTTCATCTTGAGGATAATCGGTTGTTTACATATGTTGGTGAAAAAATTCATTTGTTGTTTCATGATACAGTTCCAGATGTTTGGGAACTGCAACTTCACTTTCAGAAAATAAAACCTTTCCATAAAGAAAAGTACCATAAGAAAAATCGTGGATGGATCCATCAAGATATTGACACACTCTTTGGTGGTATAGTATACTTAAACAAAGATGCAGAACCTGATACTGGAACTTCAGTGTATAAAGCAAAGCATGGTTACTCCTTACAGTTTAAAGATGAACTTCAAGTGAAGGAGAAGACTTACTTAGGAGATAATATTCCTGATGAGGATTATGAGAAAGCATTTGATTCTTCTCACGATCAGTACATTGAAACTGTTAAGGTAGAGAATGTATATAACAGATTTGTTATGTTTAATAGTAGGACACACCATGGAGTAAAGACTTTTGGTACTAAGGAGAGATTAACTTTAAATTTCTTTGGCATGGCTATGGCAGGTAAAGTTCCACCAATAATGAGAGCAAGATGATGGCATTTGAAGACGACATTAAAATTACTATCAACCTTAATAAGTTGGTAGATATTAGAGCAAGACTATTAACTCAACGTGAAGACTTCTCAGAGAAAGTAGTTAAAGGTGAGTATCTTGATGAGAATGATGTAGATCGTATTGCAGTTAAGTTAAGAGAAACACTTACTTGGGATACTCTTTACTATATGGTAGATGATGCTCTTTTGGAATACTTAGATATAAAGGAAACTCATTATGGTGAGATACAGCCTGAACCTGGACGTGAAGCATATTTGAATGAGATAGAAAAGAATAAGAAACAATTTGAGATGGTTGATTTAGTTGCACCAGCATGGACAATTAAAGTACCTAGAAGAATCAAATGAAGGTAGCAATAATAACAGACCAGCACTTCGGTGCTAGGAAATCTAGTCGTGTATTCCATGATTTCTTTAACAAGTTTTACAAAAATGTATTCTTTCCTACACTAAAAAAACGCGGGATCGACACAGTATTAGACTTAGGTGATACCTTTGATAATCGTAGGAACTTAGATCTATGGGCTGCACAGTGGAGTACAGATAATTATTTCTCTCGTCTTAAGGAGATGGGTGTTACAGTCCATGCTTTAGTAGGAAATCATACAGCATATTTTAAGGATACTAACAAGGTTAATACACTTGATAGTGTCCTTGGTGAGTATGATAATATTAAAATTTATGACAAGGCTACTGAGGTTATGATAGGTGGTCTACCTATTCTATTCATACCTTGGATTAATGCTGAGAATAATGATGAGACCTATGCTCTCATTGAAGAATCAGATTGCCCTGTAGCAATGGGACATTTGGAACTTAATGGTTTCGAGGCACATAGAGGATATATCATGGATCATGGCCATGCCACCTCTCCATATAGAAAGTTTGAAAAGGTATTCTCAGGGCACTATCATCAGAGAAGTACTAGAGAGAATATAACATACCTAGGTAATCCATATCAGATCTACTGGAATGATTATAATCAGAAACGTGGCTTCCATATATTTGATACTAATACTAAGAAGTTAGAGTTTATTGAAAATCCATATCAGATATATCAGAAGATATATTATAATGAGGATCAAATTAAATCAGGTATATTTAAGTTTCATGAGTATAACAAAAGCTTTATTAAAATCATTGTAGAAAAGAAAACAGATACAGATAAGTTTGAGAGATTTATTAGTCATCTGTATACTGCAGGAGTACATGAGATTAAAGTTATCGAAGACCCATCATTTGAACAGGATTTGAGTGAGGAAATAGATTTAGAGAAGGAAGATACGCTAACTATATTAGAGAAATATGTTGATGATATAGAGCATTCAAATAAACCTGCTCTTAAGTCAATTCTTAAATCCCTGTATGTAGAGGCACTGGAGTTAGTTTAATGTTTATACTTTCATTAAATGGAAAGGAAGATGAAGGTGCTTATTCAGTCAAATCTGATAAGGGAAAGCCATTAGTTTACATGTTCCTTGACAAAGACGACGCAGTACGCTATGCTGGACTCCTGGAAGCTGATGACTTTCCAGACATGTCAGTGGTAGAGGTAGATGATCGAGAGATTATTCATGCTTGTGTTACGCATGGCCATGAATATTATGTTGTCACTCCTGATGATATAGTAGTACCGCCTAGGGATTAATTTTTGTCGAATGATTCTTTTTAAGTCTGTCCGTTGGAAGAATTTTCTTTCTACTGGTAATGTTTTTAGTGAGATAAGACTTGATGCAAGTCCTGCTACCCTGATCGTTGGTACAAACGGTGCTGGTAAATCCACATTCTTGGATGCCATGTGCTTTGCTTTGTTCAACAAACCTTTTCGTAAAATAACCAAGGGTCAATTGGTTAATGCTGTCAATGAAAAGGATTGTCTTGTTGAGTTAGACTTTAGTATTGGTTCTCGTGACTATATGGTACGCAGAGGGGCAAAACCCAATGTGTTTGAGATCTATCTTAATGGTGAAAAACAAAAGGAAGAGGCATCTTCCGTAGAGCAGCAAAAATACCTGGAGCAAAGTATACTGAGGTTGAATTATAAATCATTTACTCAGGTGGTGGTCTTAGGATCATCATGCTTTGTTCCTTTCATGCAACTTACACCCCCTAACCGTAGAGAAGTTATTGAAGATCTTTTAGATATTCGTATCTTCTCTACAATGAATACACTTCTTAAGGAAAAGGTAAAGGAAGTTAAAGAAGTATTGAGGGACTGTGAGTATAGAGTACAGAATGCAAGGAATAAGGTTGAGATGCAACAGAACCTTATTGCTAATCTTGAAGAACAATCTTCAGCAAGTGATGCTAGACGTAAGCAAGAGATAACTTCTTTAGAAACAGACATCTCTAATCTTATGGATGAGGTTGCTGGTAATTTAGATATCAGTGCATCCTATGATAAGAGTTTGGAAGCTTATGGTA